TGTGTCGGCCGCCGCGGCCTGGGCCGCGTCGCCGACCTGGTCGATCGCCGCCGCCGCGCCGCTGGCAGGCGCCGCCTTGCCGATCGCCTGGACGCGGGTCTCGACCTGCTGAAGCCGCTTTTCGGCCTCAGCAGAATCGACGTCGATCCGCATCGCGATCTTGAGGGTCATCGGCGGTTCAGTTCCTCGATCGCCGCGCCTTCCATGACCTGGAGGGCGGCCCAAAGTTCAGGGGTGAGATCGACCGCGGCCAAGGCGAGGCCGGCGCGCGCGCCGGCATAGTCGAGGCCGAGATAGATGAGGCGGCCCGGTCCTAGGCCCCCGGGTACCGCGTCGGTGCGCCATTGGGTGCAGACGGCGGACCAGGCGCAGACGGCGGTCCAGTTCTCGGGGAAGACGCCGAAATCGCCGGTCGAGAGGAGACCGAGGCGTCGCTTCGCCTCCGCGATTTCGGCCTCGGTGGCGCCGAGCCGCCGGAGATCCTTGATGGCCTCCGGCTCGCCCTCGGCCGAGCTGGGCTTTCCACGCGCCCATCGCTGGGCCGCCTCGGTCAGTTTCCCTTGCGGGCCTTGTCGATGCCGTCCCAATAGGTGTCGACCAGGCCGCGCCGGGCGATCGGGTGGTTGAGCACCTGGTCGCGCAGGGTGTCGTTGTAGGGCAGCGGCTTTCCAGACTCGTCGGTGATATCGGACAGATCCACGATGATCCGCTGAAGGAACCGCGTGGTGTCCTCGGCCTTCATTAGGTCGAAGCCGTTGATCTCGTCGACCGTCAGCAGGTTGTACGTCGCGAAGAAGGACGAATCCGTATAGTTGCCGCCCATGGTCGGCATGCGGATCTCGACCTTCTTCTTGAATGTCGGATTGGCCTCGACTTTGAACATTCGTGTGTCGCCTTACTTAAGGGTGATGGTGAACTGATCGTTGCCGGCGGTCGGGAGCGGCGTCAGGGACAGCGGCCACTCCACGATCTTCTGGTTGTTCTGGTAGCCGGTCAGCCGCTTGACCTGGCACGTGGGGCAGTCGATCTCGGTGATGAAGCCAGGGTTGGTGCCGTGCTGCATGAGGAACGGCACCTTGCGGCGCTCGATCGCGGCGTCGAACGGGTCGAAGACGTCCAGCTCCATCGCCTCGACAACAGAGGCGATGGACTCGCCCCGATCCACGATCGGGATGGACTCCGATCCGACCAGGAACCGCCCCTGGACGTCGCAGCCGAGATCGAGGTTGGTCGAACGCATCACCATAGTGATGCCGTCGATCTTGTAGACCGGCGTGTTGACTGACGTCGCCAGCTGAGGATCCTTGAAGCCGGCGAAGCTGATGCCCGCCGGCGGCGCCTGCTTGGTCGGCTTGCGCCAGAGACCGGTCAGCGTCACCCGAAGTTTGGGGATCTTCTGCGCCTCGACCTGCACCACGGCGGTGCCGCGCGTGCCGATCAGCGCATGCTTGGTGCTTTCGATGAAGAAATGCACCGTCACCGCCTCATGCAAGCGGCTGACCGGGTGATACTCGACGCTGGTCCCGGCGGTGATGACCTCGGCCAGGCCGCAGGCCCGAGCGATCGGGCTCCAGGCCGGTGCGGTGCCGGCGGTGCCCGACCCGACCAGCTCGACGCTGAAGGTCAGGATCGCGTGCAGACCGGCGGGCAGCTCCTCGTCCGCCCCGAGCCAGGGCATTTCGAGGTTGCGGGCCTCGTCGGTGCCCTCCATCGGCCTAAACTCGACGTCCGTCACGAGCATGGCGTCCGCCGCGGTGGGGGCGGCATCGGTGCCGTAGGCGGTCTCGGTCTTGATCAGGAGAGCCTTACTCTCCCAACGCAGCGGCTCGGCCATGGATCAGCCTTTCGGGTTGGTCTTGGAGGTGTCCGCCGGAGCGTCGGGCGCCGCGGTGGTCTTGGCCGGGGACTGCGGCGCGGGAGCCGGCGCCTCCTTGCGCGGTTCGGTGAAGGCGACGCGCTGCAGCGTGCCGTCCGGCTTGCGGACGAAGCTGCCGCCCGTCTTGGGGATGCTCATGGAGTGACCCTCAGCAGTTGCGACATGGAAAAATCGACCTGGTAGAAGGCGGTGCCTGCGTTGAGGCCGAGAAGGGCGCCGCGCTCGGCCGCGAACGGCCCCCAGGCGCCCGGCGCCTTCCACCCGGCAACGGCCCGAAGGACCAGGTCTTCGAGCTGGTCGACCTCGGGGATGCTGGCCTCGCCGGTGGCGTCGCCGGCGAACTCGACCACCAGGATGATGGCTAGGCGCCGGACCAGCTCCTGACTGTGCAGGCCGGTGGCGGACGTCGGCGGCCCGGCGCGGAAGCCGAGCGGCACGACGAATGCAGCGGTGCCGCCCTGGGGCAGGGAGCCGGCCTTGATCAGCGCCTCCAACTCACCCGCCCGCCCGATCCGGCCAGCCAGGCTCGGGATCGTCTCCGCGAGCCGCGCCATGACCTGGTCGACAACGGTCATGGCTGCCCCTCGGCCACGGCGAGCCAGTCCTCGGCCTGGGCGACGATCTCGGCCGTGTCGTCATCGTCGATCCCGAGATAGGGCCGTGCCGGGATGGTCACCGACGACGCGAAGCGCCAGCCCAGGTCGCCCGGCAGCTTGAAATGCAGCGCGCCCGCGGCTTTCGGGACGACGGTTCCGCCCAGCTGATGGATGCGGGCATACTCGGCGTCGCTACCCCACTCGACACCCTGGTTGTCGGCGACATGGGTGAGGCTTCCAAACAGCCGATTCGACAGGCGCAGGGTGTTGCCTCCTTCGATAAGGACGCGGAGGGGCTTGGGCCAGGGGCTGCCGTCCGGCGCCTGCTCGCGTTCGAACCGCATCTGGGTCGACACCACCATCGCGGCGCCGATGTTGTCGTAGAGGCCGCGCGCGTTCGTCATGCGCTCGGACACCCGGCCCAAGGCCGCCCGGACGACGGCGCTGTCGACATGCAGCGAAACGCCGGTCATCGGACGAAGTCCCGCAGGACCGCGTCGGTGAAGACCCGTGGCGAACTGGTCGAGACGCTACCGGAACCGCCGCTGCGCTCGGGCTCGATGCCGGCGAGGTCGAGGCGCTGCCGGCCGGCCGCGATGTCCTGTAGCGTCTTGATCGCGTCCCGGTAGTCGGCCGTGATCTTCTCGTCCGGCGCCTTGCGGTGGAGCTTGTAGATCGCGACGGACTCGGCCGTGTGGACCAGCAGCTTGGGCACCGAGGCGATCGGCAGCCGATACCGCGCGGCCAGGTAGCCGTCGATCGTCGCGTCGGCATCGGCGAGGGCATCCTCGACCGCTGCGACGTCGATCTGTCCGGTGGCCGGCTGGCCGCGGTCGGTCAACTGCACCAGCAGCTTGGTCCCGTACCGCGTCTCGAGGCCGGCCTGGGTGGCGTAGGTCACTTCGCCTTGCCCTTCCGGCCGGCATCGGCGGGAGCCGGGCCGACCCGATCGCCCAGGAGGATGGCGTCCTCCTCGGGCAGCTCGGGCAGCTGGTCGCCGATCTCGTAGCGGTGGCCGCGATACTTGATGGCGACCAGGGCGACGTGGCGTTGCGGGGTGATCTCGGCCATCAGCTGACAGCGTCCTGGATCAGGTAGCCGGCATACCCGGCGATCACCAGCTCGCGGACGCTCTCGCCCATCCGGACCCGCTCGCCGCCGCGGAGCCCGATGTCGGCATCGGGGCGCGAGCCCGCGACCTTGTCGCCCCACTGCGCAGTGGCCGCGAAGGTGAAGTCCGGGGCGCGGAACGAGAAGTTGCGGTTGCGGTAGATGAACGAGGCGTGGTTGCCCCAGACCTGCGACAGCGCGGCTGGCTGGCCCTTGCGGGCCGTGTTCAGCCGCGACTGGCCGACGATGATGTCTTCCAGCTCCAGCAGGTCGGCCACCGCCCGGCGCGTGGCCACCGCCTCGTCGCCGGAGTTGGCGTTGATCGCCTTCGCGATCTTCGGATGCCGCCGCAGCTTGGACCAGACCTTCTGGCCAAGGACGCCAATGTTCGGCCGCACCAGGCAGGCGTCGAGTCCGACGAGGATGTCATCGACCGGGTCGCTGCTCGGATCGTCCCAGCGGTCGGCCGCGGTGGCGAGCTGGATCTTGTTGCCGGCCGGATAGACGGCCGGGTTGAACAGCAGCCGGGCCGCGCGGACCTCGCGGCCGAGGGCGATGTAGTCCGTCAGCCGCTCGGTCGCATGGGTCCGCGGGTCGTAGCCCACGGTGGCGCCGATATCGATGTCCTCCTGTGGGATCGGGTCCTCCAGGCCGTGATCATCGACCGATCCTTCGCGCTCCTCGGCCCGGAACTCGATCTCGTTGGTCCGGCCGGTGCGGCCGACCTTGGTGTCGGTGACGTTGAAGCTCTCGTCGACCGGGTATTCCCACCACTTGAACAGCCGCGACGGCACGGTCGCGCGCGGCAGCACCTGGTCGGCGATGTACGCCTGGTTGCGGTAGCCCACCGCCACGGCGGAGAGCTTCGCGTCGACTGGAAACGGCGCCTGAATGGCCATAGGACCTCTCTTGGGGGGTTAGGCGGCGACGCCGCGATCGAGGAGAACGGAGCCGATGTCGCCGAGGACGCCGGTGGCCATCGCCTTGCCGATGATCCGGTTGCCGGAGGCGGCGACCACCGCCCGGCCCTGGGCGTCGGCAGTCAGGTCATCGTTCCGGGTGACGGGGCCGCCGTACTCGACCTCGGCGATGCCTGTCAGGACGATGTCACAGGACACGCCCGCGGCGCTGGCGCCGAGCATGTCGACCACGCCCAGCGACTTGTCGGCCGGCGCGGTCGCCAGGGCGACGGTGTCGTCGTCGGCGCCGAACTTGACGATGCGGTAGCCTTCGAAGGCGGCGGCGGCGAAGAAGGTCTTCACCAGACCATGGTTACGCACGGCGGGCCTCCCCGTTGGTGGTGACGTGATCGACCGCAGCCGCGAAGCTGACGGCGTCGCCCAGGGCGGCCCGGTCGGCCTGGTACTTCCTGGCCCGATCGGCGATCTGCTGGGCGTTCTCCTCGGCCGGTCGGCCGCCGGCCTCGGCCACCTCGCCAAACGCGACGGTGGGCGCCAGGCGGGAGAGGAACCGGCGGAAATAGCCGGCCGGTGTCTCCTTCTCGGCGCCATCGCCGGCGGCGAAGGCGACCGTCTCGCTGTCGTCCAGATGGGCCAAGAAGGCAGCGACCTCCGCCTTGTGGCCGGCCGGAACCCGGTTCTGGGCGACCAGAATGTCGATGAAGGCCGCGTCGGCCGCCTTGCGGCGCTCGGCATCCTGGGCGGCGAAGGCGGCGATCTGCCGATCCTTGTCCTGGCTCTCCTGGCGCAGCCGTTCCAGCTCCGCCTTGTCCGCATCGGACATCGGGGTCTCCGTGATGGTGGTGGTGTCGGTGGTGGGGGCGGCCGGCGCCGCGTAGGCGACCCGGCTTGCTGCAGGGTCATCGGACTTGGCCGCCTCCTCTGCGAGGAACTCCAAGTCCCAGGTCGGGATCACCTGGTCGGCCCTCTCCAGCCCTTCCTTCCCGATCATCCAATCCCGGATGCGGCGGAGGATGCTGGCGATGGTGCGCTCGGCCCAGGCGAACTCGACGGTGTCGGCCTCGTCCTCGGCGGCGAACCGCACTGGCGGCAGCCCTTCGACGGCCGGCGGGTGGGCGCCGAGGAAACCAACATGCTTGAGGTACCATGTGCCGGGGACCGGGTTGCCCTTGGCCTCGGGACGGTAGAAGCAAGCCGAGACATTCTCATACCGGCCGTCATTAACGAGCTGGGCGAAGGTGGCCTCGACCCGCTCCGGCACCACCCGCAGAGTGCCGCCAGAGGCTTCGACCTTGCCGACCCAGCCCCAGGCCGGATCTTCCATCTTGGGGTGGCCGATGACGAGCGGTGCCGGCCGGACGGCCGGGTCATAGGCAGCGGCCGACGCCGCCAGATCCGCCGCCGTGATCGTGACGCGGGCGCCGCTGGCATCCGTGCGGGTGCCGGCGCGGAAGGCGTCAAAGGGGTTGAGTGGGGCGTTGGGCAAAGGAACCTCGATCGGTGCGGGATCGAGGTCTGTGATAGGATGCGGCGCCGCCTGCGAATTGACCCGACGCCGTTGGGTCAGAGCCACCCTTCATCGCGGGGTCAGGCTGTCACCGCGCACCGAGCCTGTCCATCATCACTTAGCGTCGTCGCTAACGGGGGGCTAACGGCCCACCAGCGGCTCATCGCGGTTAGAGGGTGGTGTAGTTGCCCCACTGGATGACACCGCTCCTAGCGGGCACTATAGGACGTTCGAGTCGCGACGGCTTTCTACGGTCGGCGGGGGAGTCAAAGAAATTGCCATCACGCACGATATTTAGGGTGTTTGTCGCATCGCCGGGTGACGTTGATGCGGAGCGGAAGGCGGTCAACAGAGCGGTCGAGAAGGTAAACAGGCTAGTAGGAGAGCACCTAGAAATACAGATAGACGTGTGGGGCTGGGAGAAAGCTGGGCCTGGCTACACGCGCCCACAGTCCAAGATCAATGAGCGCCTGAACCAGAGCGACCTATTTCTAGGGATCCTTTGGCAACGCTGGGGAAGTCCTCCAGGCGGGTCAGATGGATATACATCGGGATTTGAAGAAGAATTTGAACTATTTAAAGCCCGGCGCGAGAAGGATGAAAATCTTGATTTATGGCTATATATCAAAGATCCGACAAAATCCGGAATAAAAGATCTGCCTCAATTGCAAAAAGTGCTTGATTTCAAGCGAAAAGTTGAGGGCTCTCAGATTATATTTTATAACAGATTTAGCAAGACAGCAGAATTTGAAGCCGCTCTGGAAGCTCATCTTGCCGAACTGCTATTTGCACGTAAGAAGGCGCCGATAGATGGAGCGCAAGGTCAGTCTCAGTTGCTCCTTCCGAGCGCCGCTCCGGACCGTGAAGCCGAAGCGTCAAGCTCCGCCGCGACCATTGGCGATGGCCTCACCTACGGTCCGTCTATGGAAGCGAGGGCACTGCTACTTCGCGTCGGTGACTTGATAGATCGAGGCGTTCTCGATCGCAGCGACGCCGAGCAGGTCCAGCCATCGGATGCGAGCAGATTCATGCTCCTTGGCGAAACTGTATTCTCTCACTCGTTCCATTCAATCGTCCTTCAGATCAATAAGATGCATTGGATCTACGGGAACCGGGAATCGTTCATTCCAAGTTCGGCCGAATGGAGAATGTTGGTTAGGTCGGGCGTCGCCGACGAAGTGGCGCCGGTCTGGTATTGGCTGCAGCGGCTAAACCAAGAGGAGTGCTTCAAGTATTTTTTCGGCATCGCTACAACTGATACCGAAGAGGTCCGCGCTGGGGCGGTGTGGCGCCTAAGAAGATATAGAGCTTCTCTCGACCCAGAGCAGATACAGTTATTGCTAAAATTTGCCGCAACCACGCGCAGTGTACGATTGCAGCGAGAGACTATTCTCTATGTTGCGGACCATGGATCTGATGAGCATCTTCCAATGCTTGAGACAATGAACTTGTTCAATAACTATGAGATAGCAAGCGCGATAAATCGTGCCAAAACACTTGTTCTGCTTCGTTCTGGTAGCCAGAAATTTGCGGAGGCGGTCTTGGATTTTTCCTTCACGCCCGTCCTGGAGAATGTCCCAGGCGTACATTTGTCAATAACCGCAGAGTCGGCGGCATCCTTATTAAAACATAGATCCGCCGAAGTCCGATATGAAGCTGCATTTATTTTGGATTATCACGGAAAGATGAGCGATGAAATTGCCAATCAGCTCACCAATGATCCGGATCTTGACGTACGATCTCTGGGATATTTGTTTCTAATCGAAAGGGGCATGAGATTTCCCGTAGATCATCTGGAGAAGGCTCTGAAGGTACAAACCACCTCTCTAATCACTCCATCCCGGAAGATGACTTTCGGCGACGTTGTCAGGAGCATGTTCTTAAAGATGCCTTTCTCCGAAGTTGAAGCAGAAATTGATTTTATCACCGACGTGGGCGCAATAGCATATGGTGTCCTGGCAGAAAGACATGACGTTGATTATTTTTCAGTAATGTTGAAAGATTTAGATTCAGATTTCGAAAGACTGAAGGATCGCGCTTTGGCTGATCTAGCTTCTGTGCAAAGTACGAGTGCGCGCGACTTCCATCACAAACTCAAGGAAGGTGTATACGACAATTTTCTCAAGAACCGATTCCGATTGGTTGCAGTTAGTGCAATAGCACTTCGTGGCGACCAATCTCACGTCAGATATCTTCGGGCCTTCGTCAAATCAGATGATCGGGAGCTCGCTTGCGCTGCTGGGGTCGCGATCGGACCTCTGGGCGATGAATCGGACATTCCGGCATTGATTGCAGCGGCTTCGAGCACTTGGAGTCAATCGGACATTGACAAACTCGCGGCAGTGATTGTTCGTCTGTCGAAAAAACCTGCTTTAATTATAGCAGCAGAATCGATATCCGTGAAACTCCGGGCAGCCATAGCGAAGATAATTCATCCCTGGAGCTACAAAGACGTACGAGATCATTGGATTGATCTCTTGAGATCTTCTGATTCTGATTTGCGTGTCTCCGTCGCCCGCAACATAGCTCGAATCATTCCGAAGTCAGAAGTCGTCACTATCCTAAATCGATATCTCAGTGAAGGATATTATTGGTTTGATGTCACTTCTATTTTGGATGAGTTGATTTATTCTTCCGCGAAACATTTACCTCTGCCGAACGGCGGATTGAATGAGCGCTCTCGCTGAGGTAATAGGAGCCCACGCGATGTCGCGCTATATTAATTTGCTGCCACGGCTGAGCCGCACCGCCCGGCATCGTTAAGGCGTGGGGCAGGCCGGGGGGCGGGTTCCCGGCCATAGTTATGGGCGCTGGTGCAGCAGCACGCCCGTGCGCTGGCGATCGAGATATGAGACCGTGTCTGGAGGGAACGCCGTTGCGCCGCTCCACCCCTGGTCCATCCAGCCAAAGGTCGCGATGCCACCCTTCCGGCCGTCCATGTCGAACCGCCGAATGTAGCGCCGGCGCAGCCGCCATCGCGGCGCAGCGCCTTTCGGGGCGATGTTCTGCCAGTCGGCCCAGATCTCATCGGGATCGAGAATGGCCATCGCCAGGGCCAGGATCTGTCGGTGGCGATCAAACTTGGTCACCTTCAGCTCGCCGCGGCTGTCGCGGAACAGCTCGTCCGAAAGGGTGATCCGCGATCCGCTTGGATCGCGCCAGACAACGGGCCGGCCTATGTCGGCGCCGAACGGCCGCAAGAAGGCCCGGACATACTCCTCCTCCCCTAGGCCGTCCTGCATTGACGCCACACCAGGGTCTCGCGGCGACGGCATTGGTGGAGGTGGAGACGCTGGAGCGGATACGTTTGGTGGCGGCAGCGGCTTGCGCAGCTCAGGCGGGGTAACGCCGCGCAGCCAGGAGTCGCCGGGGTTGTACCCGAAGCCGGTGTCGATGCCCTTGGGCGTCCAAACCGTCTCGATCGAGCCGTCCGGCGCGCGGACCTCGCGCGGTTCCATCTCGACCGCAGGCGGCTCCAGGGTGACCTTCAGGCCGAAGCGCTTGAGGTCGCGCTCCGACAGGCTCTGGGCATGGCACCGGCAATTCCAGCCGTTGGGCGGCCAATGGGTTTTCCACCAGGCGTGGTCGATCGGCAGGATGATGTCGTGCCAGGCGTAATGCTCCGGCCTGGTGCGCGCATCGTGGACATCGACATAGCGGGCATAGGGCCTGGTGGCCTTCAGCCGCTGGGCCTGCTGCCACCGGCCGGAGCTGTAGGCCATCCGGGTGTTCATCTCGAAGATGAGCCGGCTGCGCCAGTTCCGGCTGCCGTGATAGGCCCAGCCATGCTGCGCGACGATCCGATCGAAGTCCCCGCGGAAGGTCTCCAGCGTGCCGCCGGCCGAGATCGCGCGGTCCAGGGCCGCCCGGAAGTCGGACAGCAGCGCATCCGAGGTGGCTCCGGCGACGGTGAACGCGCGGGTGTGCGCCTGGTGCATCAGGTCCGACCAGCTGTTGGTCGGCAGGTTCACCTTGCTGCGGAAGTAGTCGATCGCCTCCGTGAAGTGGACCGGCGTCGCCGAGACCGGGACGGCTTCACCGGCCATCGAGCTGGTCGCCCATGCCGGTCAGCGCCGAAAGCGCCAAGCTGTCGCGCAGCAGCTCGGCCAGGCCGTCGATCGGCATGGTCGACTCCATCCGCGCCAGGCGCGCGGCGAACTGCACCGGGGTCTCGCGAAGGCGAATGGATTTGTCCAGCTCGGCCTTGATCGCGTCGATCATCTGGTCCAGCGCCGGGCCGGCTGCCTCCTCGACCTGGTCAACCAGATCGTCAGCGGGGTCGCGCTCGGCCGGAGCGGCGAAGGCGGCCGGCTGTGGCGTGGCGCCCGGCGCTGGCGCGATCTGGGGCTCGGGCCGGCCGACGAAGAACCACCGGCCCTTGGCCTGGTCGACAAACTCGGCCTTCGGGTCTTCAGGCTCATAGCCGGCCCGCCGCATCTTCTCGACATAGTCCACCGCCGCAACCCGCGCATCGGTCTCGGCCTTGTCGGTCTCCGCGTTCTCCTTGCGGTTCTCCGGCCGGGGGCGCCAGACGGTCGGCGGCGCCGCGTCCGGATAATTCGCCTCGGCCAGCCAAGTCAGCAGCTGGCCGTTCAGCGTGGCGGACAGCTCGTCGCAGTCGCCGTCGCAGAGATCCTCGCGGACCTCGTTGTGGGTCTGGCTGGCCGCCCGGCTGCCGGCCTGGCCGACATTGGTCGAGAGGGTCTCGCCGAGCACGGCCTCCGAGACCTGTTCGTCCAGGTAGCGGCAGAAGCCTTCATAGGTGTTGACGCCGGCGCCTTTAGCCGCGTCCAGCAGCTCGATCAGCGTGCCCTCGGGCACGGCAATGGCGCCGTCCTGGCCCAGGCCGATGAGCGCTTTGAGCAGCTCGCGGGGATCTTCACCGGGGCCGGCGGTGCCCTTGATGAAGGGCATGCCGAACCGCTCGCAGAACTTCGCCCAGAATTGGAGGCTATTTCGTTTGAAGTAGATCGGCCAAAACAAGCGATGGCCCAGGCCGAGGCCGTAGGGATCGAAGCTCGTGCCGAACCGGTGCACCAGGAACTTGCGCGGCGGCAGCGCGACGCCGTCGAGCTGGTTTTCCGGGGTCAGGAGCCGCAGCTCCCAATCCCGGTTGAACACGAAGCGGCGCGGGTCGCGGGCCTTGGCCTCGACCGGCACGGCAAAGCCGTCCCGCATCTGCCAGATCAGCTCGGAGACGGCGTAGCCCTTCAGCTGGGCGTCCAGCAGGTCCAGGCACAGCTTGTCGAAGGACAGGCCCCATTCACCGTCGAGGACGCGCTCCGCCAGCTTGGCCGCCTGCTTGTCGGCCCGCCGCGGCCCGCCCGGCGTCACCGACCATTCGCGAGCCACCACCGCCCGCTTGCGCTTGTCCAGCACGGCGCCGGCGCGCGGATCGCGCGCCAGATCCTCGTACAGCTTGAGGCCCTTGCCGACGCTGCGCTGGGCCAGGATGTCATCCTGCGGCCGGAGGGTGTCGCCCCAGCCGAGGATGGTGATGTCCAGCTTCGCGGTCGCGATCTCGCGGCTGCGAGTGACGGCCGGCGCCGTGGCGGGGGTGTCGGTCATGGCTGCTGGAATCCGTTGTGGATCTGCTCGTACGGCATTGGCCGCGGGCCGGCGCGCTGGATGCCAGCCGTCATGCGCATGCGCTTGAGGGCCAGGACCCAAAGCATTTCGAGGGCGTCCGGCCCGTCGTCATGATCGGCCTTGGGATAGTGGCGCAGCTGGTCGAGCAGCACCGTCTGGGACGGGTGGAACCGGATCAGGCCGTTGGCGACATGCGGCTGCAGGCTTTCGATGCGCAGCGCCTTGTCGGACTTGGTCACCACCGGCAAGGCCGGCACCGGGATGCTGCGTTGGGCGGATCGCCGGACCAGCTCGGTGCGGAAGAACTCCTGGAACTGGACAGCCTCGACCGCCCACGCCAGGCACCTGTATTCGCGCTGCAGGGCGATGACGTCTTCGATGATCTTGTCCGGCAGCCGCCGGGCGATCCGGGCCTCGACCACGTCGAGGATGCCGGTCTCCCGATTGAGGCCGCCGACCAGGAGGGCGGATGGGTCGCGCCCCCGATTCTGCTTGCCCAGGGACGGGTCGCAGGCGCCGAACATCATCCAATGCCCGAGGCGGTTGACCCAGAACGTCACCTTGCCGAACAGCGCGTCCTCGCTGCTGACCGGGTCGTTCTGATACTCGCAATCGAACGGGCCGACCTTGATGCGGACCCGGATCTTCATCAGCTTGACGAAGGGCTGGACGGTCGGCCACAGCACCTCGGCGCCGGCGTCCATCAGCTCCCGGTTCTCGGCATAGAAGGCGTCCGCCGCCGCCTCGCCGTCGTTGCGAAGAACCTCCTCCCACCGTTCCCACAGGTCCATCCGGTCGGGCCAGCGTCCGATTGCGCGGAACACCGTGGCCCGCCACAGCGGGTTCCGCAGCTTGCGCGCCAGCACCGCGTCGTAGTGCAGGATGGTGCCGACATAGATGATGTCCATGGAGCCGTCCGGCGGCCCCAGCGGCTCGACGGCCTTGTCGATCCAGGCTTCGAGCTTGTCGCGCTGCTCCGGGCTGCGGACATTCTCGTCGTTCTCCAGATCGTCCAGCCAGCACAGATCCGGCCGGTAGGCCCCGTGGCGCACGCCGCGGAGGCGCTTGCCGCTGCCGAACGCCTGCACCTTGACCTGGTTACGGGTGACGATGACGCCGACCTGCCACACCCGGCCCTGGCCCACCGCATCGGGGAAGTCCTGCGCCAGGCGCGGATTGACCTCCAGCTCGACCTTGATCCCTTCGAGGATGGCGGCGGCCTGGTCGCTGGCGTCCGACATCACCACGGGGAAGCGCTTGTACCCATGAACGATGCACCAGAGGATGAACATCTGGCCGTGCGTCGTCTTGGCGTTGCCGCGCGGCGCCGCGATGGCCTCGCGCGCGCCGGCCGTCTTCGCCGGGTTGTGGATCAGGCCCGGCAGCGTGGCATAGAGCCAAGTGTGGAAGCCGCTGGCCGCGCTGGTGACGTAGTGCGGGAAGTAGGTGGCGCAGAAGTAGTCGAAATCGACCGCTGCCCGCTTCTTGCGCTCCCGCTGTGCCACGGGGTCGGGGCTGAAGCCCTGGACCTTGTTATCGATCTCCTGGCGGATCTCGGCGGACAGCGCCGCCATCGCCGCCAGGAAGTCGGCTTGCTTCGCTTGCTTGGAGGCGGACTTCGCCATCGCCTCACCCGTAGCGCTCGGCAACGTGGCCTGCGAACGGCTCCAGCACCTCGGCCAGGGCCTCGGCGTGCTGCGGGAACTTCTCGCGCACGAACACCGCCAGCAGCTGCAGCAGCTCGGTGGCGACGGCGTAGCGGCCGAGATCCGGGGCCGCCTTGGCCACGGCCGCCATCGTCTTGTGGAAGGCGTCGGACAGGCGGCTGATGGCCTCGGCCTTGTCCAGCGCCGGGATGTCGGCCGACTCCTTCAGCTGCTCCATCGTGACCTGGTGCACGGTCAGGTAGTCGGCCAGCACGATCTGGGCGATCATCCCGGCGCCGGAGGTGGACAGGGCCGCGGCGCCGCGCGCCTTGTCCCAATCGTCGCCGATGGCTGCGGCCAGGCTCTTCCATCGCCGGACGGTCGCCACTGCAACGTCGTGCTTGGCCGCGGCCTGCTCCAGCGACAGGCGCTCGTAGATGTAGGAGCCGCGGACGGCGGTCTTGATCTCCTGGGCGTGGGCCATGCTCAGCGCTCCAGGATCGAGCGGGCGGCCAGCGCCCCGGCGCGCAGGGCGGCGCCATAGGACGGCTTGCGCACGCCGGGCACCACCTCCCGGCCGGCGGCGACGTCGGCGCCCCGGCTGGTCAGCACCAGCATGGCGTCGGTGGCGCTGGCGTCGAGCAGGCCGGCGTCGACCAGGAACGAGACGTCCGCCTCGACCTGGGATCGGCTGGCCGACATCGCGAGGCTGGCCAGGCGCGAGCAGAGCCAGTCGAGGTTGGCGAGCGGAGCCACGCCCGGCCAGGTGCGACGCCCCTCGGCCACCTCCGCCCCCCGTTCGGTCAACGCCAGGATGTCGACGCCACTCTGGTCCCGGCCCGTGGCGGCCAATCCGTGGTCCGCCAGCCAGGCGCCATGCGCCAGCACCTTGTCGCGGAGGATCGGCGCGCCGGCATCGGCGGAGAGATCGCGCAGCAGGGAGATGTTGCCCGCTCCCTGCGGCAGCAGCACCAGCAGGGCCAGGATGAGCAGGCGCTCGCGCTCCTCGGCCGGCAGGTCGGTGAGGCAGCGCAGAATGGCGAGGCGGCGATGCTCGGCCAGGCGCTCGGCAAGCGGGATCATCGTTCACCTCGGCCCAGAAGGTGGTTGGTCAGCATGCCGAGCTGGTCGGCAATCGACGCGAGCTGGCCGGTGTGGCTCTCGGACTTCGCGTTGAGCTTCTCGATGCTGGCGTTCTGGAGCGCCAGGCCGGCCTGGAGCGCCTTCATGTCGTCGCTGGTCGGCATGTGCCGCATGCGCTCCTCGATCAGGTCCGTCCGGCGTTCGAAGACGCCGGCGCGCTGGTCAACTCGGTCGACCTCGCCATCCAGCCGCTTGGCGAGATCGGAGACGGACGCGACGACGGCCGTCATCTGTTCCTGGGTCGCGAAGCGCTGGCGCAGCAACAGCAGCGCCAGGGCGACGAGGATCGAGATCAGGGTGGTGACCCACAGCCAATGCCGGGGCACCAGGTCGAGCAGCTCCGACATCACCGTCCCTCGGTCTCGATCGACGCCTGGCACGGCGTGCAGCGCCTGGCCCAGGGGGCGGCCCGGCGCCGGGCCAGGGGAATCGGCTCGCCACAGCCCTCGCAATCGCGCGGCCCGGTATCCTCGGCCTCCGCTTCGCGCCGGCGGCGGCTCCGGTGCGGATCGAGCGCCTCCGATTGGAAGCGCTCGACCAGCTCGGCCGCGCGGTCGATGTCGTCAGCCACGGCACGCCTGCAGCTGCTGGTCGAGGCGCTTGAGATCCTGGTACCAGGCGCGGGTCGCGGGCTTGGGCGGGGGTGCCGCGAACTCGTCCGCGACGCCGGGGCCGGCCGGCGGGAAGGCCGGGCAGACGCTAGCGCCGCTGCCGCAGCCAGCCGTCAAGCTCGTCATCAGGCACATCAGGGCGGGAAGCGATTTCATTCTGGGTCGCCAGGGTCTCGGCGTTGCGTTTGGCTTCGGCGCCCTGGGCGGCCTGCCAGGTGATGAACGGGACCAGCAGGGCCTTCACCAGCTCCACCAGCCCCTTGATAAGGTCGGTGATCACACCGCGGCCGGGACGAGCCCGCCGGCCGGGCTCGCGACCGATCCGGCCGCGGGTTTTTCGCGGGTCAGTCGGAACAGCCCCTCCAGCAGCAATCGAACCTCGTCCGGAGACGCCCCGAGGCGCTTGATCGCCCCGCGGGCGTTGGACTGCACATAGGTCAGGGCGCCGGCGATAATCTCGCTCTTCACGTCGACACTGCTGATGTCGTCCTTGAGCTGACCCTCGGCCCATTCGAAGCCGCGGAGCGCCGTAGCATGGAGGTAATCGCGCGCCTGCACGGCGAGATCCTCGGCCTTGCTGTTGCCAGCCAGGTGCAGCCAGCGCAGCACCAGGCCGGCGCCCGCCGAGATCAGGACATCGATCACCACCATCAGGTACTCGCGCGCCAGCGCCGCGGTCGGCGAGAAATCAACCGTGGTCCCGTCGCCGGCGACGGCCGCAGTGCCGGAGATGATGAGGGCGAGGACGAGCAGCGCGACGAACGCCGCCCAGATGGCCGTGGGCCGCAGGGAGATCATTTACGCTCCTTGGGGGTGGTGGTGTCGGACAGGGAGCCGCCGCCGCGGACATAGAAGTCGAGCAGCACCCCGAGCTTGTGTTCGCGCTGGCCGTATCCGGCGCCGGGGAGGCTGGCCCAGATGGTGCGGCAGCGGTCGATCGCCTCAGCGATGCGGCCCTGGTGGATCAAATCCACGGCGCGCCGGCCTCGGATCAGCTCGACCGCGGCGAGGTCCTGGGACTCTGGCGTGAAATCGGGCAGGCGCAGCCGCTTCGCCAGTTCATCCCAGGTGCGGGCGAGGAACTGGTACCGACCTGCGGCGCTCGACCTGACCTTGTATCGGGGCAGCCAGACCACCTTGCGGGGATGGTCCGCATAGTCTTCCAGCAACGTCCCGCCGACGATGACGTTGTAGCCGTTGTCGCTGCCCGCGATCGTGCTGGTGCCCTCGGAATAGGCCAGCATGTCGAGGAACGCGGCAAGGTTGGCGGATCCGAGTTCAAAGGGCGACAGGCGCGGCATGGTCGGGCACAGCTCCGCAGGGAGGGCGGCTCGGCCGCCTGGTGCCCGAATAAGAACGCCGCCTCGGGGGCGGCGAATTGACCCTACGGCGTTGGGTCAGGGGTGCGCTGTGGCGGAATACATTACGATGCTGATGTCGGGTCGCCAAACAAATCGCCCTGCCGGGCGTCGCCTTGCCCCCGCCGGAGGCGCACCCGGCGGACCCATTCCTCCGTGCATCCCAGGTCGCGCGCGCATGCCCTGGTCGCGCCGGGATGGTTCAGGATCTCGCGCATGAGGGCGCTCTCCCCGACTGCGCGCGGGATCAGCTTGTGGCCTGGTCCGTGCAGCTCGGCCAGCACGCGGGTCGCCGCGAGGCCGATGATGCCGACCAGCGGCGAGGTTGGCCGGACATGGTCTAGGCTCGGGATATAGCGCTTGCCGCCACCCCAGACTTTCGCCAGGGCGCGTGCCTCCTTGGCGTAGCCGCGAACGGCCAGGTCGTACAGCAGGCCGGGGAAATACTCCGGCGTGAACGTCTCGCTCATGCCGGCCCCCTGGCGCAGAGGTCCAGCAGCGGTGCCGGCGCGGGCGTTAGCGGGGCACGCTTCTGCGGCGCGCTAACGGCATCGTCACCGAACTCAAACTTGTCGGCTTCCTTGCCCCAGGTCGCCCAGCCCTTCCGGCGCTGACGGCCGAATAGCTCGACGTAGGGGCCGGCCGAGAGCGCCTCGGCCATGTCGTACACCTGGTCGGGCTTGCGGCTATGGCCCCGGATCGGCGCCACGATCAGGTTGCGGACGGATTTGGAGAGGGTTTCGGGGTTGCCCGTGGTGCCGAGGAGCAGCACCTCCGAGGCGGAGCGGAAGATGTAGCCGGAGCCGAAGGCCCAGCCCCGGTTGCGGGCTGAGCGCTTCGCCCAGGCCGCCCCGGTCTTATAATCGAAGCCCCAGGCCGACATGACCTGCAGGGCATCCGGCAGCATCGGGAACGTCGCCCACATCAGGCAGATGGCGTCCCGCCCGGCCAGGCGTCCGGCGTTGAGCGCGGCGATGTCCTCGGTCGGCATGCAATCGTAGTGGGCCTGCGCCGATTTGCTCTGGCCCTTCTCGCTATAGGTCTCGTACAGCCATGGCGGATCAGCCAGCAGCAGGCCGTATCCGAACATCTGCAGAGAGCCGAAGGGCCAGGGGGTCATTGGGACCTCCGGCTGCCAATAAGATGCGTTACGAGATAGGATTGCGGAGACTGCGCTAGGGGGGATGCTATGACGGCCGAAGAATTGGCGAATGTAACGACATGGGCGGCTGTAGTAGCTGCCGCGGCGACGGTGGTGCAGGCATGGATGGCGATCAGCACGCTGCTCGCCGCGAAGCAGACGTACGCGAATGACCGTGCCATGTTTGAAGCTGAGCGCGCCGAGCGAGAGCAGGAGCGCCGGGAACGTCGTGCTGATGAAGAGCGGCGACGATCCGAGGAGCGGGCGAAGCAAGAAGCGGAGCGCCGTTCGTCCATGCGCATTACGGCGTTTGCTGCAATCGCAGAGATCAACGATGCTTTGCCCGGCATCGACGCCAACCTTACGAATCTACTGCAACGCGCAAAGGCGGCAAGCGAGGGCAGAACCATCATGTTCAGCCCGACGGAAGTCATTTTCCCGGATCTGCGCTGCCTCGCGGGAGCCGAGCACATGTTCGAGTTTGGAGAGGATGTCGGAAAGCAAACGATCGATTTGGCGTTGCAAATAAACCGATACAACCGAGCGATCAGCTTGTTGGCGCATTCAATTGATGGCGGGAACGCATCCTGGATCGGGGCGCAGCTTGAACCGATAAGGAACGATTTGCTTAGCTGGCGAGATACGGTTGCCGAGCGGTCTGGGGTCGACGGTCGCAGCTGAGCTAAGGAGCACCTACGCATGCTCGGATTTGCCTCGCTTCGCCTTCTGCCGCTGCACGCCCTTGATCGCCTCGATCACCCTGGTGGCGTCATTGACGGTCAGCATGTCGGGATCGGGGATCACGTCGTCGGCCAAGCCGAGGACGTGGCGGATCATGGAACGGAGGGAGGTCTCCGATTTCTCGCGGCTGGCGGCTTTCCACAGCACCCGGATCAGCTTGCCGGTTGGGGTCCGCCCGAACCGCAGCTTTGAGGTCGGTTTCCAGCCCCGCGCCTTAAAATCCTTGATCACCTGAACCAGCTGGCCGTCGCTCAGCTCAGCGGCGCTGGCTCGACCAGCTACGCGCTCCAGCACGGTGCGGTAGGTGCCGTCGTCCAGCCCTAGCTGTTTCTTGGCGATATGGATTTGGGCCAGCAGCTCCCGGCGGCTCATGGCCCGTCCTCGCCTACCAGCTCAACAATGCGATTCCGCGGGACGTCCGCTGCCCACAGCAAGTCTGAGAGCCGCTCCCGCGCGTCGGTGCGCCCGTCGATCAGCGGAAACTCGCGGGCGAACTGGAACGTCGTGTGAGCCGTCCGCGCTGCAGCGAACCCATCGCGCCAGGCGGCGTAGCTGTCCGGCTCGGCGTGCCCGGAATGGGGATTGTCGCTGGCCAGCAGGCCATCCGCCCAGGCAGCGACGCCCGCCAGTCCCGGCGCCGGCCAGCGGTCGAGAAGCGGCCGGCCGGAGCTCGGGCAATAGGGCAGATCTGTCATTGCAGCAGCCCCGTCACGGGCGCCGTGGCAGTGCCAACGCCAGCCTCGATCGTGATTGCGGCCCCCGCCGCGGCTCCGGCGAGCTTCGCCTCGGTGTACCGGGCCTTGGATTTCGCCAGGGGCCGCATGTCGCGAAGATGGAGCTGGCCGGACAGCTGTGCCCACAGCGCGTTCCGGCGGGCCACGATTGTCTTCGCCGCGATCGAGGGAGGATCGGGATAGCGGCGCCAGAGACCCGCCCACAGGCTCTGCCGCAGGCGTTCGGCAAGCCCCTCCTCGAATGCCCTCAGGGCGGCTGATCGGGTCCGTGCCGTGCGGCGGCGACGATACTCAGGCGAGGCCATGAAGGCGCGGCGCGCATCGGCCACAGCCCGCGCAATCACGTCGTGGACGTACTCCGCCACCAGCACGTCAGCTTCGCGCCCGTAATACACGACCTCCCGCTTCTGATCCGGGCTCAGGTCGGTATAGGAGACGCAGCGGGCGAAGTCGGCCACCGCGCCCCAGATCCTGTCGATTGGCGACCGGCGCTTGAGCAGCCGCTCACGGTGGTCGGCCATGGCCATGGCGTCGAGGTCGGCCTCGCTCAAGCCATGCTTGGCCAGGATCTCCGCCATCTTGTCGGCGGCGGCGGCGGCCTCGGCCTCGCTGCAGCCGTTCTCGACCGTCATGCGGCGCAGGGCTTCGAGCTTGCCGCGGAGGGCTTCCAGATTGCCCTTGTGCTCGGGGGAATAGCCGGTCATGGACGCACCTCGATCTCGCCCCAGAGTTGGCGGAGAAGCGGCCCGAACTCGGCCCGCACCCTGTCGGCGTGGAACCTGGAGGGGGCGACCACGATCCGCAGATCGCCCTCCTGCTCAAGCCGCAGCGGTCGGAACCAGCTGGACCATTTCTTGATGCCCACGCGGTCAACCAGGCCCGCGAATGGATGGACGCCGGTGTCCGGCAGCGAGGCCGGCGGCGGCTCGGCCGCCTCCTCGGCGGGCACGTAGTCCCGCCAGCAGTCGTCAGCGAGGAACGTCGAAGCCAGCAAGGTGTACTTCGGGTCGGCCTTCGCAGCCCGTCGTTCAGCGGCATAGGCTCTGGCGGCCGCGGTCAATTCCTCAGCCGTCGCGGAGCCGGCTTTGATGAGGGCGTTGAACCGCCTCCTGGCGCGCTCGCGCGGGCTCGGCCGGCGCGGTGGAAAGGCGGCCCAGAAGGCATCGAAGACGGGATCGTCAGGGGGCTTACGGGGCATCGGTGGACTCCGGCGCCGAGACGGGCGCGCCGGCCGCCAGCGACGTCAGCACGTCGTCTCGGACCAGCACGAAGCCGTTCGGGATCTCAGGGGTGGGCAAAGGTGGCCGTGCCGCCGGCGACGGCAGGCCGCGGATGACGACGTTGAACAGGGCGGCGATGTCCGGCCTCGCGATGCCGGCGCCCTCCATGATCTCCACGACCCCCGACACCAGCGCCCGCGCATCATCGGACGTGATAGCCATGTCGGGGACCGACCGGGCCGGCGTCGAGATGCGCATGAGCGCCGCGGCGAGGGTGAACACGGTCTCGTTCGCGGCCGACTTCGCCGACCGCGACAGGCCGCGGGTCTGCTGAAAGATCCGGTTGAGCCTGGCAAGGCACAGTGCCGCTTCGAGACCGTTCATCGCCGGCCTCCTAGCGGTCGCCGGCGTCGGCGCGATCGGCCCGGAACCGGGCCGCGCGCCGCCAGGTGGCGGACTCCTCCCGCGCCTCCTGCCGGCCGCCGATATGGGCCAGCACGCGCCCCAGGTCGGAGCCGTAGCGCGAGAAGGCGGCAGCGAGGTCGTCGCGGCTGCACCGCTTAATGAGGCAGGCGAGCTGGACTCCCTTGCCCTGCTCGGCCCGTTCGAGGGCGCGTCGGATTTCACTGGTGGAGATGGGGGCAGGACGGCGAGGCATGGTCGCTCCTATTGGCCGCGCCGCTCCGCCAGGTCGGCGGAGAGGACGAAGGTCGGCTCGACGGTGGGCAGGGGGACGCGGCGGAGGATCTCCAGCGCGCGGCTCTGGCGCGAATGGCGGCGCAGATAGCCGCGGTCGACCAGCGTCGTGATGAGCCGATGGATCGCGCCCTTGGATCGGAGGTCCAGCTCGTCGGCTAGCTCCTGATACGACGGGCAAACTCCCGACTGATCCATCAGCTCCTGGATGACGCGCATGCAGTCGGCCTGGTTCGGGGTCAGGCCCATCCCGGCGGACAGGGGATCGAGAGCGAGGTCAGTCATGGCGGCGCTCGACCGGCACCGGGCCGGACCCGTGGGGGCTAAAGCCATCGTCCTCATCCCTCTCGCGGGCGAGGAAGGCGTCGACCTCCCGGTCGGTCATGAACCGCCAGGCGCCGATCGCCTTGACCGGGGCTTTCAAATGGGCCTGGCACATCGCCAGGAAGGCGACCGGATCCGCCGGGCGTGGAATCGGAGGCAGGTACTGGAGGTTCGGGATCTCGATCGTCACTTCCTCACCGGCCGCGCCGACCAGGAAGAGGCGAACGCTGGCGCGGACGCCTTCGGGCAAAATCATCGTCATGGGGCCGCTCGGTCGAGGGTGCCCAGGCCCACGAAATGCGGGCCATAGAGCACGAGGGAGAGGAGTGCGATGAGGATCAGGATCTCAGCGAGGAACTGCCGGCGGATCACAGTGACCCCGTGCAGCCAATAGGCGTGCCAGGCGAGGCCAGCGACGACACCGGAGAGGCCGACGACCCAGACCACGAGGAACAGAAGGCCGAGGAGCTTCATCGACCCGCCCCCCGCCGGCTGAGCCATGCCGCGGCGAGCGCGTGCATCTGGCGACCGATCGGCATCCGGACGTCACGCCCGTCGAGGATCGCCCAGGCGATGCGGTCGGCGGTGGCGTCATCGACCACCGTCGCGACGTCCCCATCGGGAGTTTTGTCCACGATGCCGGACAGAGTCTCGTTGCCGTTCAGCGCCGTGACCGCGAACCGAGAGTCGCTGAGTTGGCGGTAGGTTTGGACGATGCCGCGGACCGTACCATGCCCAGCCAGCTGAAAGCTGACCTCGCTGCCGATAAGGCGGGACGTCACGGCACGATCCCCGCGGCTTGCAGGCGCTGCGCGAGGTCCAGCGTCCTTTCCGAGACGTTGACGGTGGGCCGGCCCTCCAGCTCGACGGCTGCCGTTTCCATCGCCTGCAGGGTTTTGACCATCCGCTCGACGTCGGCGATGGTCAGGGGCATGCGGGTTTCAAGCCGGGTGTCGAGCATGCGCCGCAGCACATGCAGCTCACTCGAAAGAGGCGATACGAGCCGAGACATCTGAACTCTCCTCCTGAGGTTTCTTGGGGCAGGCTTGGCAGGCGCGCCAATGGGCGGCGGCATGCGGGGCATGGGTGGGACAAGGGCCGAGCGCCTGGCGGCAGCGGTCCCGCTGCACCTGTTCGCCGACAAACGGGCATTCCACCTGGTCGAGGGCGGCCAGCACCGCCGCCTCGAACCGGCCGGTGTCGGCGGCCGGGTACTTGCCGGACAGAGCCAGGGACACCGCCGTCCGGCTCCGGCCGATGACGTTGGCCACGGCCTGGATGCTGCCGCGCCGCTTTGCTTCGGCCCGCAGCAGCGCCAGCACGGCGGGATCAATCGGCCTGGACATCGGCGGTCACCGTCTGGCCCAGGTTGCGGTCGAAGATCGACCCATCGCGCCGCACCAGGGGGCTCGCGGGGCCGGTGTCTCGGACCAGGCGATAGCGCCTCTGGCCGGAGTTGGGACGAGCGGCGACCTTGACGCGGCCGGTCAGCGGCACGAGGTAGCCGACGGCCACTAGCCGGGCGACGTAGCGGCGTATCGAGTTCTCCAGCGCTTTCCGGTCGCTGTCCGGCTGCGCGACGGCCACGGCAAGGTCGGCGCGACAGAACTTGCCGAGCTGCCGCATGGCGGCCCAGATCCGGTTCCGATCGGTCGCGTCCCAGGCACCGCCGGTGCTGCAGGGGGCCGCCACCAGCATCAGGGGCTCGGCATCCTCGGAACGGCCGCGCTCGGTCAGCCGGTAGCAGCCCTCCGACGCGCGCTCGATCAGCCCGGCGGCATAGGCCCGCCGCAGGTCATTGCAGGCATCGCGGTAGCTCTTCCCCAGGAGATCGGGCAGCTGGTCGATGTGGACGCAGGTACCGGGGGCCGCGAGGGCTTCCAGAAGCACGTGCATCAGGACACCACCACCGGCGCGCCGGTCTCACGGCTGTGCAGCAACACCTGGCCGCGCATGGCATCCACGCCGACCGCGGCGCCGCCCTGGCGCAGGCCGAAGCGCTCGATCGAAGCCACGGCCTCTTTCAGCTCGCGGATGTAGCCGCCGCTGGCCCGATGCGTGTGGGCGACCAGATCGTCCTTGACCTCGACCTCGCTGATGCCGGCGATCACAGCCCGCACATCGTCCAGGGACAGGGGCTTGAACTCGACCTTCTGACTGATGCGCGACGCCACCTGGGGATAGCGGTCCAGCCGCTTCCTGATTCGGTCCATTCCCACCAGCACGGTCGGGATTTCGAGGTGGTCGGTGATGTCGCGGATGCCCTCGACCACGTCCCGGCCGGCCGCAACGGCGTGGTCGGCCTCATCGATCAGGATCACCGTGGTGGCGTGCCCCATGCGGGCTGCCTGAGCCTGGCGGGCCGTCAGCGCGGCGACCACCGCGTCGAAGAGCTTCGCCGTGTCGCGCGTCTGGGCCGGCCGGCCGGTGGCGGCGGCATACATGTCCCTGAGGCACCAGCTGTGGGTCCAGCCTTGCTTGGCGCGGACATGGATCGCCTTGTTCTGGACACCCCACCAGACCGCCGTCCCGGTCTTGCCTAGGCCGGGCTCGCCGTCCACCAGCATGAGGCAGCTTTCCGACGCACCGCGGTTCTTGAGCGCCTCGAAGGCGCCCAGCCAGGCCGTGACATTGGAGACTCTCGGGATAAATGCGGGCTTCATCAGGCAGCCTCTCTGCACAGGGTTTTCAGCGCCTCGACGTCGATCGAGCAGGCGTCGAGCAGCAGCAGGAAGTGAGGGTCGGCCAGGCGCGGCCTCAGCCACGCCAGGTCGGCGGAGGTCGCCTGGCCGGGATTGACGGCCAGCCAGGCGGCGAAGTCGTGATCGGTGCCGAAGATGGGCCGCGTGGGAGCCTCGGCGGCGTTAGCGGGGGCCGGCGTCGGCGCCGCGCTAACGGTCTCCATCGCGTCGAGCTGCTGGCGGGCCGCGTTCAGGAAGAACTCGTCCACCGTCGTGCGGGAGGCATGCTCGATCAGCACCGGGCCGCCGTTCAGCTCGGCCTCGACCACCGCCAGATCGCGGTTGAGGCGGTCACGCCGGCCCTTGGTGCGGATCTGCTGCTCCCGCTCGGCGCGGGTCAGCGCGGGCATGTACGGCACCTTGTTGCCGTCCAGCCTGGCCACGCCGATCAGGCGCCCTGCCTGGTCACGGACCCAGACCTGGCTGGCGTCGTGCAGGTCGAATCCGACCTGGACGGTCTCGCCATGGTGATGCTCCAGGTCCCGCAGGAAGTAGATGTTGGTCCACAGCTCGACCTGGCCGCGCCGTGCCACGCGCTCGACGGTCGGGCGGAACAGATCCGCCGCCTCCTCCGGCGCCAGGCGATCGATCATCGTGTCGGGCTGGTCGCGGAGGAGCTTCTCCCACCGGTCCAGCGGCGACATGCCCAGCTCGCTGTGGCGCCGGCCGTTGTAGGCGGCGACATGGGCGCCGACATAGGTCCGAAAGTCGTCAAACGACATCAGCAGGCGGGACCGGCCGATCATCTTGATATCGGCGCGGGTCAGCTTGTGGACGCGGTGCTTCGCCTCCTCGTCCATCTTGGCGCCGATATAGGTCGGCAGCTCCCTGGCCGCGCGGACCAGGCAGGACTGGTGGACGCGCTCGACCACGCCGCGGGCCTGCGAGCTGTAGGGAAGCGAGTTTTCCTTGTGGACGCCGAGCCGGGCCAGGAAGCCGGTGTGCGGGCCGTCGAAATAGGCGTTGTTGAAGCCCTTGCCGCGATCGACGTACCACAGCGCCGGCACGCCCCACGTCTCGCAGGCGTGGCGCAGGGCATCGGCGACGCCCCATGTGTTCTCAACGATGCCGATCGACCAGCCGACGATGACGCGGGTCGCGACGTCGACCACCATCGTGACCTCGGGCCGGAAGGGCTGGCCATGGACCGGGTGCGCCACCTCGGCATCGAAGGTGTGGCCGTCAGCGACGTAGATGGCGGTCGGCCAGAGGTCGCCGAAGTCGCGCGTCACATAGGCCCGCATCGTCTTGAGCTGGCGCGGCCCGACCCGGCCGCGGTTGCGGTCGACCACCGACATTTGGCGCAGGAACCGCTTGACCTGGTCGTAGCTCGGCGCCGCGACATTGGCGGGCAGCAGCTCGCCGAGCCGCTCCAGGCAATGGGCGATGGACATTTTCTGGGGCTGTGCCCAGAGGCGCCAGAACGAGGGCACCCACTCCGGCACCACTGGCCGGGCCGGGGCGGCGTCGCGCGGGGCCAGGGCGACGGCCCCGGTGGTGTCCCGCTCCTTGAACCAGTTGTAGACCGTGGCTCGGCACAGGGTCCGCCCACCGCCCTTCCCGGCGCGGGCATTGGCGAGCGGCACGGCAGCGGCGAGGTCAGGACGCAGCGCCCCATCACGCGCCATGCCAACCAGGGTTTCGACAGCCTTCCCCCGGGTCAGACCGGCGGCGAGCTGGAGGCGCTCAACTTCGGCGAGCAGGGTCGCACGCGCGTCCATCGTCTCGCGCTGCCAAGCCTTGAGACGGTCGGCGCGAGCCGGTGCCGGCACAGACGCAGCCGGTGCCATAACCGGATCCTGCAGCGCTCGCCGAGCAAGAGCCCTTCGAGCAGCATCGGGAAGCGCCGAAATCGGGTAGGCATAGGCTGGTCGACCTCCGGTCGAATCCTGCCTAATCGCGGGCGCCCCGATGCGGGACAGGTACTTCCGGATGTTGCGCTCGCTGGTGGCCAGACCTGGCAGCTTGAGATCCGCGATTTCGCGAGCGGTTAGGAATCGCTCGTTCATCGGCCGCCCACCCGAACAGAGCGGCGCAGGCGCGCCTGACGCCGCGAGAGTTCAGCCTTCTCCTCCTCCAGGATGCCCATTTCGACATACGGGAGATGGCGCCGATCTATCAGCGCCACGCCGAACTGCTCCAGGCCGATGGACAACAGACGGGCATCGCCAGTGACATGCGCCAGCGCGATCAGACGCGGCCAGCTGATCACGTGGGAGTCTCGCGCGGGGCTTGCGTAGGCGTCGAGCATCGCCTCGCTGACCGTCGCGCCTAGGTAGCTCGACATAGCCTCAGCCACCTTCGCGCGGCTCCGGCCACACGCCTTAAGGCTGGTCGAAATGGCACGACACAATTGTCCGTTGAGCGTCGCCGCTCGGACGTCCTCTGGTGCATAGGCGATCTCGGCCGAGCTAGGCGCGGCGCCGAACAGGTCGGCTACTGCGCCTGGCTTGTTCACGCCAGCCTCCGCAATTGACGTTCGGCGGCGTCACGGCCCGTGCTACGGTTCCATGGTCGTGATTGCGGCAGCCGTCGGCCTTCGGGCGTGAACCGATCCGGGAACAATGCCTGGACGGAGATCCCCAGCTCCTCGGCGATCGCGATCTCGATGCGCTCGGACGGCGCCATGAGGGCGATCGAGCAGGACTGGTGGCTTACCCCCAGCCTGTCGGCGATCTTCCGCAGGCTCGACCCGCGCAGGCGAAGTTGACCCACGATCCAAACCCGCCGCTCGGCGGGTTCTTTCGGAATGTTCATGCTTGAGGCCGCGTCTGACATGGCAAGCAAGGTAGGACACATGTGTCCAGGTGTCGAGGACAAAAACGTCCATCCGAAAGGTGATGAGCGGCCTGTTTTGTCCTGCGGCAGAAATCCGAGACAAATCAGTCTCTTGCGCGCTTTCGGGCACGCGCACTGAAATGTCGGACGCTGAGACCAAAAGCGAGCAGGCCTTTAGGGCGCGGCTACAGCAGCTGGTTCGGGACTTGGGCGGTCAGTCAGCCGCAGCGGCGCTGACGGACAAATCCGTCAAGCAGATTAGTCGCTACCTTTCAGGGGAGAGCGAGCCGCCCTGGACATTTGTGTCCTTGATCGCGGAACGGGCAGGGCGATCCATCGAATGGCTTGCGACTGGCCGGGAGCCCAGCGAAGCAGCGCCGTCCCGTCATGGCGTGGTTCCGGAGCCGGACGAGGTACTGGTGCCACTCTACGACGTTGCCGTAGCGGCGGGCAGCGGGAGATTGATAGACGACGCGTATGTCGTTGAGCATCTCCCGCTGCCGCGGCGCACCGTAGCGGAGGCCGGCGGAAATCCTGGAACCCTCGTCGCTTTTCGCGCCGAGGGCAAATCAATGAACCCGACCATCCAGCATGGCGAAATTGTCATCTGCGATATGTCGAAGAACAATGTACGGTCGGATTTGGTCTACGCCTTCCGGATGTCGGGTGAGATGAGGGTAAAGCGCTTTCGACTAGGTGTTCGCCACCTTCTCGCATTCTCTGATAATCGGGATTTCGACCCGGAGATGCTGGACGTCGACGAGATCGAGGATTTCGAAGTCATTGGCCAAGTGTTGCTGGTCTACGGCCGGCAGGTCGCATAGATATTAGTGAGGCGGGAATGACAATCCTGATCCTTGCCCTGATTGCAGCAATTCTCTTGTTCGGAGCCGGGACGGCCCTATCCGCCGCTCGTCGCTTCCTGCTTGCATTGGGACTTATTTGTACCGCCGTCGCCCTGGGGTTCGGCGTCAGGGCGCTCACCGGGTCGGATCTCGTGGCGTTCCTGCTGCCGGTAGGCGTCCTGTTGGTAATTGCTGTGTGGGCCAAAGGCCCGGTCGGGACCACGGCCACGGCCTCCGTAGCCGAGGAGTGGTCACCCGAGGAGCAGTTGCGCCTAGCACAGGGCTCGACGCTCTCGGATCTACAAGCCCGATCAAAGCGCCCGTGATGTCAACCGAACCGTCTAAATTTGACCGCCCGATATGAGCAGTTTCGCGCATTCCGTCTAAAAGCACCTCCAACACGGCGATCGTTGGGACGATTTTTATTTCAATGGGTTAGGGACGATTTTTGGTTTCAGTCACCGTCTAAAACTGATCACCCCCCTATAGATGCGGTCGGCCTGCACCCGGAAGGCGGAGCCGACGCCGAGGGCCTGGATCTTGTCCTCGACCAGCCGCTTCACCGACTGGTCGAGCGACCGCTGCACCTCGCGGATGCACACGGCGCGCACCGGCGCCGCCTCGATGCAGCGCCGCACCAGCAGCTCGGCGAAGGCGTGCGACTTGCCGGAGCCGCGGCCGCCATGCACGGCCTTGTAGCGCGACGGCTTCAGCAGCGATCTGAG